GGTCTCGCGGAGCGAGACCAAAAGAATGGGGTAGAGCGGAGCGAGACCGAAAGGGTCGCGCCGGGGCCAGAAACGGCAAAACCCCGACTAGGTTGCCCTAGTCGGGGTCGCGTATTACTTAATACGCTAGGGGGTTACTTGCTAGCCGGGATCGGCTTACGCTCCGCCACGTAGGGCCGGGCATACTTGACCAGAGAATCCAGACCGTTGAGTAGGGCCAGCGCGCCATCGGGGTTTTTCTCCGACAGAGTTTGCAGCGCGCCGGTCACGAGGGCGAGGACGCCTGTTGGGTCGGGCAGTTTTTCGTCGGTCGCGGTGTCGGCCTTTTCGGGCGCGTCGATTGCAGCCGGGATCAGCATGGTGACGTTTTGACGGAATGCGACCCGCACATAGTCTTGCGCGGCTTTGCGAATCTTAGCGCGAACCGGGCTGTAGGATTTCGAGGCCTTGTTATCCTCACTCCACGTGTCGAGAATGAATTCTTCACGGTGGGTTGTATTGTCCACTTGAACGGCGGCGGCTTTTTTGTCGTCCGATAGTCTTACCATGCGCGGTGCGCTGAAATAGGCCTTAGCGAAAATCTTGCGCGCTTGACCGTCAAAGGTCTTCCACTCAGGCGAATCGGTCACGGCTTTGATCTCAGCCTGAGTCGGCTCAGCCGGGAAAATGGCCGGGACAGAATCCCGCAGATTGGCAAAGGCCTCAGCCTGAGTGATACCGCCCTGCGCGACGGTTTCGAGATCGGCGAGAATGACGCGATAAAGATCGAGATTCATGTTTTGCTACCTTTTGGTTGTCTGCGCGGTATTGCGCTCTTCACATATAGTTAGACCAATTTCGGGGCGGGTAGTTCCGTGAATTCTTAACTTTTTTCGTGGTATTTTTGCGACTGCGTATTAGTTAATACGCCACGGGGCCGGCCATGCGAGGGCAAAACCGGGCAGACCCAGACCCCACCCCTACCCGACCCCCCAGATCAACAAAGGGTCCCCCCTGTCACACCTCTACACTTGAATTCACACAAACACCGTCCACTTTTCCAAAATCCAGCCAACAAGACCCCCACCCCCTCGCCTATAACACCCCCCCGGTTGTCTTTTTGGTACCATACGATTTATTTTCTGCTATATAGTCACGATCCGGGTCTTAGCCCCCCGCTTAAAACATGCAAGACATTCTTATCCCTGAAATAGACGAGAACATCCCGCTTCCCGCTAACGCGGTGGAAGCCCTGCCTAATCTCACGGCAGAACAAGAAATTGAGATGCGGGCTAAGACAATTAAGTTAATTTCTGACCTTACAGGTACACCACTGTGCCCGGACGAAAATGACATCAGCGTGGCTAAAGAAATTGCTACGCAACACCTTGCTAATCCCAAGACTCGTATCGACTACAGTAAGTATCCAAATGAAACGATGGCCTACCTTGCAGGTCTCGTGGCGCAGAGTAACTGCTCCCTCGTCGATGACTTGGCTGAATTGAAGTTGTATGTGGTGAATAAGTTAGTTTATGAGGTTGAACACGCCGATAGCAGCAAAACCCGCATCCAAGCCCTGTCAAAACTAGGCGAAGTAGATGGCGTAGATGCCTTTAAAAAGCGCAGCGAAACGACGCATATCGTTAAACCGATTGAAGAAGTCGAGAAAGAATTGTTATCGGTCTTGGAAGGTATTGAATATCGCGTTGTAGAGGAGGAAACCCCTCGTGAAGTTGGCTAGACAGGGCACCGTTGAAGAGCGGTTGGCGCATTGCGACCCTTGTGAGCACAATAAACTTGGGATTTGTAAGCGTTGCGGCTGCATTATTCAGGCTAAAACTCGCCTTGCTAACCAGCGTTGCCCGATTGGGCTGTGGGACCGTGAAGAGTACGGCCTAAAATCGCTTGTGGCAGACTAAAAATGGGAGATTTACTTAAATTTAAGGGCCAGAAACCCGCAAAAACTGGCGAAAAAACAGAAAATATAGGTGTCGTCGTCTGCGGATTATGTGAAAACGTAGGGTTTTTCTTGGCTGTAGACGGCAGGATATTTTGTTCGGACTGTACAAGTCCGGTTGCGGCAAGTTGGATTGAAGATAAGGACGATTCAGCCGCATGACCCTGCAAATTACGCCCGAAAACTTGAAGAAACTGCGTGTGGCCCTGCCCACCATGCCTGATAAAGAGAAACGGCGTGTCGCAGAACTGCTTAAGACCTACCAAAGCCAAGTTACGCAGCGTTTAGGTAAGGAGTCGTTCCTTGATTTTATCGCGCATGTGTATCCGGGCTACAAAGTGGGTCCACACCACCGGAAATTGGCGAAGATTTTCGAGGAGATTGCAGAGGGGAAGAAGAAAAGAGTCATCGTGAATATCGCCCCCCGCCACGGTAAGTCCGAGATGATTAGTTACCTCGCCCCGGCGTGGTTTTTAGGGAAATTCCCGCATAAAAAAGTGATTATGGCGTCTCACACTGCTGATTTGGCGGTGAATTTCGGTCGGCGCGTGAGAAACCTCGTGGGGTCGGAGAGTTATCGTGACGTGTTTCCGAATGTTGAGTTACAAGCAGATTCTAAAAGTGCTTCTCGCTGGGGTACTAACTTTAATGGCGAGTATTTTGCTATTGGTGTTGGCGGTGCTTTGGCCGGTCGCGGCGCTGATCTCTTCATTATTGACGATCCTCATTCTGAGCAAGAAGCCAAGCAGGGTCGTGCGGACGTTTTTGAACCGGCGTGGGAGTGGTTCCAGTCAGGCCCCGTCCAGCGACTGATGCCGGGTGGTGCGATTATTGTCGTAATGACCCGCTGGAGTAAGTCGGATTTAACGGGGAAAATCGTAGACCACATGACCCGCGAAGAGGGGGCAGATGAGTGGGAAGTCGTCGAATTCCCGGCAATTTTAAATGACAAACCGCTCTGGCCTGACTTTTGGAACCTTGAGGAGTTGCTGGCTAAGAAGGCCAGTATGGACGTGCGGTATTGGCAGGCCCAGTACATGCAGGAGCCGACCTCGGAGGAAGGCGCGTTAATTAAGCGAGAGTGGTGGCAGGTCTGGGACAAGGACAACCCCCCGCCGTGTGAGCACATTATTATGTCGCTCGACGCTGCCCAAGAGAAAACGAACCGTTCGGACTATAACGCACTGCTGACGTGGGGGGTCTTTAAGAATGAGGAGACCCAGAACTACAACATCATTTTGCTCAACTCTATTAAGGAGCGGCTGGAGTTTCCGGAATTAAAGTCCCTCGTCCTTGAGCAGTACAAAGAGTGGAACCCGGACACGTTTATCGTGGAAAAGAAATCAAACGGTGCTGCGCTCTATCAGGAGATGCGGCGGATGGGGGTACCCATATCTGAGTTCACGCCCGGTAAAGGGCAGGATAAGATCAGTCGGGTAAATTCGGTGACGGACTTATTTGCGGCGGGTATAGTCTGGGTACCCGATAGGCGCTGGGCTTATGAGGTGGTGGAGGAGTGTAACGACTTCCCCTCCGGTACACATGACGACTTGGTGGACGCCACGACATTGGCGTTGCTTCGCTTTAGGCAGGGTGGGTTTATTCGACTTCCGACTGACGAGCCTGAACCGACGAAATGGTTCAAGAGCCACAGACGCGAAGCGTATTACTAGGAGAATTTAGATGGCCGTCGATAAAAGTTTGATGGAGGCTCCCCAAGGTATTGCGGCTATGGCTGCGGAAATGGAGCCGATTGAGATTGAGATTGTTGATCCGGAAGAGGTCCGGATTGGCGTGGATGGCATGATGATTGAACTGTCGAAGGAAGAGCCTCGTGCAGAGGACTTTGATGCCAACCTCGCGGAGTATATGAATGAGAGTGAGTTGCAGAGCCTAGCCTCTGAACTTATTGGGAACTATGAGCAGGATTTGGCAAGCCGCAAAGATTGGCTTGATACCTACGTCAAAGGCTTGAAGATTCTCGGTATCCGTTACGAAGAGCGTACGGAGCCGTGGCCGGGTGCGTGTGGCGTGTTCCACCCGCTCTTGATGGAGTCGGCGGTTAAGTTTCAGTCCGAGACGATTATGGAGACCTTCCCTGCGATGGGGCCGGTCAAGACCAAGATTGTTGGCAAGGAAACGGCAGAGAAGAAGGATGCCGCCATTCGTGTCGCTGATGACATGAACTATCAGTTGACCGAGGTGATGAAAGAATATCGCCCCGAGCATGAGCGGATGCTGCTCTCGATGGCCCTCGCGGGTAACGCCTTTAAGAAGGTGTACTTCGACCCGAGCCTCAATCGTCAGACGGCGGTGTATATCCCAGCCGAAGATATCGTGGTGCCGTACGGCGCGGCGAACTTAGAAACCGCAGACCGTGTAACGCACCGGATGCGGAAGACGAAGAACGAGTTGAGGAAATTACAGTACGCCGGGTTCTATCGAGACGTTGATCTTGGTGAACCGATGCGGGTGATGGACGAGGTAGAGAAGCAGAAAGCAGAGGACCAAGGTTTCAGTGCTTCAATGGATGATCGGTTCCAGTTGCTTGAAATGCACGTAAACCTAGAACTGCCGGGATATCCAGATACAGATAAAGATAATAACGAGACAGGCATTGCCCTGCCGTACGTAGTAACGATGGAGAAGGGGACGGGGACAGTTTTAGCGATCCGTAGAAATTGGCGAGAAGATGACGAACTCAAACAAAAACGACAGCACTTTGTCCATTACGGATATATCCCCGGCTTTGGCTTCTATTATTTCGGACTTATACACCTTATCGGCGGTCACTCTAAAGCGGCAACCTCCCTCCTTCGCCAACTTGTCGACGCGGGAACTCTTAGCAACCTTCCGGGTGGTCTCAAATCACGTGGCCTCCGCATCAAGGGAGACGATACCCCCATCGCCCCCGGCGAATGGCGAGACGTAGATATTCCGTCTGGCGCAGTGCGGGACAACATCCTGCCGCTTCCGTACAAAGAACCGAGCCAAACGCTCTCACTGTTGCTCGATAAGATCATTGAAGAAGGTCGCCGCTTTGCTGCGGTGTCGGACCTTAAGATCAGCGACATGTCGAACCAAGCGCCGGTGGGTACCACCCTAGCCATCCTAGAGCGCGTTCTTAAAGTGATGACGGCGGTGCAGGCTCGCGTGTACTACGCGATGAAGCAGGAGTTCAAACTGCTGGCGGGCATCATCCGCGACAACACACCGGATGAATATTCGTACGAGCCTGAAATTGGTAGCCCAAGGGCGAAAAAGGCTGACTATGACAACGTAGATGTCATCCCGGTATCAGACCCCAATGCGGCCACGATGTCGCAGAAGGTCGTGCAGTACCAAGCCGTGATGCAGTTAGCGCAAGCCGCGCCCCAGTTGTATAACTTGCCTTATCTACACCGTCAGATGATCGAAGTGCTTGGTGTTCGTAACGCCGACAAGATCGTGCCTATGCCAGACGATCAGAAACCCCGCGATCCGGTTACGGAGAATATGGACGCTATGACGGGTAAGCCGCTCAAGGCGTTCTTGTACCAAGACCACGAGGCGCACATTCAGGTGCATATGGCCTTTGGCAGTGATCCAAAAATGGCTGCAATGATTGGTCAAAACCCGATGGCGCAGCAGATTACAGGAACCCTCCAAGCACACATCATGGAGCATCTGGCGTTCCAGTATCGTCGTGAGATTGAGAAGCAACTTGGCGTGGCTCTGCCCCCGCTGCCGCAAGGCGATGAGGATGAGTACGAACTTAGCCCCGAAATGGAGGTACAAGTTTCGCAGATCAGTGCTGTGGCCGCACAACGTCTCTTCCAGAAGGATCAGGCTGAAATGCAGGCGCAGCAGATTGCTCAACAGCAGCAAGACCCGCTTGTTCAGATGCAGATGATGGACCTCCAGATTAAGCAGATGGAGGCTCAGACCAAGCAGATGAAAGCGCAGATGGAGATGCAGGCGAAGCAGGAAGAACTCCGCATCAAGGAGCAGCAGAGCGTTCTTAACGCCGCTGCGAAGGAAGATGAACTGCGACTCCGTGAGGCTGAAATCTCAGGTCGTCAACAACTCGAAGCCGCCCGTCTGGGTGCTGATATCGAGAAGCACAAAGCACAAGAATCCAACAAGCAGCAACTTGAAGGAACCAAACTTGGCGTGGAAATCGCCAAAGCACGAGACGCTGCCCCGCAGCGCGGAGTACCACCTAGGGAGTAATAAATGAGTTATTCAAACGCTCTGGAGTATTTGGACTCAAAACTTCAAGAAGAGCGCGTACTAATTGTAGATAGCCTAATTCAAGGGAAACTTGACGAGGGTGAATACAAACGTCTGTGCGGAGCATTACAGGGTCTTGACCTCGCACGGAACCACATCAAAGACCTTGCTAAACGCTTGGAGCGTGATGATGAGTAACATTGACATAGAGAGAACACAGGAAGAAGCCGCTAAAGCCAAACTCCTGCCCGAACCCAAAGGCTACCGAATGCTGTGTGCAGTACCGCACGTAGAAGAGGAGTTCGATGGGGGCATTATCAAGGCAGATGACACCAAACGGATTGAAGAGCAGACGACCGTTGTTCTGTTCGTCATCAAGATGGGTGATCTCTGTTATGCGGATAAGGACCGGTTCCCTACCGGCCCGTGGTGTAAGGAAGGTGATTTTGTCCTAACCCGTCCGTACTCAGGCACCCGTGTGGTTATCCACGGTCGGGAGTTCCGCATTATCAACGACGACACGGTAGAAGCGGTGGTCCAAGACCCCCGTGGAATCCGCAGGGCGTGAGGTAAAATATTATGAATGTTGAACAAACTGAATTTAAGTTCCCTGATGAACAGACTGCTGAACCTGAAAAAGCCGAAGTAAATGAAGCAGTTAGCGATGATATTGAAGTAAAGATTGAAGACGATACCCCTGAGCAAGACCGGGGGCGTAAACCACTGTCTAAACGTACAGTAGAAGAGATTGATAACGAAGACCTAGACGAGTATTCGGAAAAGGTCAAAAAGCGTTTGTCTCAGATGAAGCGCGTTTATCACGATGAACGTCGTGAGAAAGAACGTGCCCTACGGGAAAAAGAGGAAGCCCTGCGGTTTGCTCAAGCCCGTGAACAGGAGATTAAGCAACTTAAGCAAAGGCTTGGTAATAATGAACAGGCTTTTGTTAAAGAGGCTGAAAAATACGCCAATTTTGATTTGAATTTGGCAAAAGAGCGGCTAAAGCAGGCTTATGAAGCGGGCGAGGCTGAAAAAATTGCTGATGCTCAAGAACTGCTTACAGACGCTAAATTAAAACTTCAAAACATCGCTCGTGTAAGACCTTCTTTACAACAGCAAGAAGAAAGGGTAGAACAAGCACAACAGGTACAGGCACCTCAATCAAGTGCTCAACCCAAAGCCGATCCCAAAGCGGAGGCTTGGCGCGAGAAAAACAGTTGGTTTGGGGAAGACGAGGAAATGACCGCCTTAGCCCTTGGCCTGCATGAAAAACTAGTCCGAAGCGGCGTAGACCCGAATTCAGACGAGTATTACCGCCGAGTTGATGACACGATGAGGAAAAGATTCCCCGAAGCATTTGAAGATGCAGAGGAGGATGAACAGCCTCAAACGAAGCAGGAAGAAAAACCTGCTCGCACTAAACCAGCCAATGTAGTGGCTCCGGTAACGCGGGGAACCGCGCCTCGTCAGGTACGCCTGACGCCAACGCAAGTTGCCATTGCCAAAAAACTTGGACTTAGCAACGAGCAATACGCAAGAGAACTTATGAAACTGGAGGCTAACTAAAATGGCTGAGAATAGACTCGCACGTGAACTCGAAAATCGAGAGTCAGCGCAACGCAAAGCAACGTGGACCCCGCCTCAAACGCTCCCTGAACCGGAGCCGCAAGATGGTTGGGTGTTTCGTTGGATTCGGACCAGTATTATGGGTCAACCTGATCCATCAAATACCTCCGCGAAATTTCGGGAAGGTTGGGAGCCTGTGAAGGCCGAAGACCAGCCCAAACTGATGATGCAAGCCGATCCAAATTCTCGCTTTAAGGGGAATATTGAAATCGGTGGGTTGTTGCTCTGTAAGGCTCCGGCTGAACTTATGAAGCAGCGTGATGATTATTACGCGATGCAAGCAAAGGCTCAGATTCAGTCTGTAGACAACAACTTTATGAGGCTAAACGACGAACGTATGCCACTCTTCAATGAGAAGAAAACTACGGTCTCGTTTGGCAAGGGCAAATAACTTTTTAATTTTGGAGTGATCAATGGCATATCCTACTGTTGACAAGCCGTATGGCTTGAAACCGGTCAATTTGATCGGTGGACAGGTGTTTGCCGGTGCCACTCGCCAGCGTCGTATCGCTTCCAGTGCTGCAAGCATTGGTTACGGTGACCCGCTGGAGTTTGACACCGACGGCACTGTGAAAGTGGCCGCTGTGACGACTGCTGCTGCGAATAGCGGTTTTGCAGGCGTTTTCTTGGGCTGTAACTACGTGTCCTCTGTGACGGGTCAACCGACCTACTCGCAGTCTTGGATTTCGGGTACTTCGGTTAAGTCCGGTACGTTCATTTATGCGTACGTGGCGGATGATCCGGACACCCTGTTCAAGGCTGTGGGCGTTTCGGCTTCGTTGAACGTCTCGACCACGAACGGCTTTGTGTATAGCGACATCGGCACCAACGTTGCGTTGGTTGACGAAGCGTTGAACACGACGACTGGTGATTCGCAGCGCGGGCTTCTGCTCTCGTCTGTGGCGACCACCCGTTCGTTGCCGGTTCGTATCGTTGATGTTGTCGAAGACACGGCGTTTGTATCAGGCGGCACCACCTATTACCCCGAGGTAATTGTGAAGTTCAATGCTCCGTACACCACGGGCGCATCGGGACTGATCGTGGGTGGTCACGCTTACTACAACCCGCTCGGCACTTGATAGGGGAGTTTTAAGAAATGGCTATTTCACGTGCACAATTACTCAAGGAACTCCTGCCGGGTTTGAACGCCCTGTTCGGTCTTGAGTACAAGTCCTATGGTGAGGAACACAAGGAAATCTACGAGACTGAGACTTCCGAGCGTTCCTTTGAAGAGGAGACCAAACTTTCTGGTTTCAGCGCAGCCCCGGTGAAAGCCGAAGGCTCCGCGATTGCGTATGACAACGCACAGGAAGCGTGGACTGCTCGTTACAATCACGAGACGATTGCTCTCGGCTTCTCCATCACGGAAGAGGCGGTTGAAGACAACCTGTACGATTCGCTGTCCAAGCGATATACCAAGGCGCTCGCCCGAGCGATGGCGTACACGAAGCAAGTCAAGGCGGCTTCGGTCCTAAACAACGGCTTCTCATCGGCCTATCCGGGCGGTGACGGAGTTGCTTTGTTCTCGGCACTGCACCCGCTTGTCTCTGGCGGCACCAACAGCAACCGTCTGACGGCCTCTGACCTCAACGAGACTTCGCTTGAGGCTGCGGTTATTCAGATCGCTGGTTGGACCGACGAGCGTGGACTCTTGATCGCGGCGAAGCCTCGCAAACTCATCGTGCCCCCGGCATTGATGTTTACTGCGAAGCGACTTCTCGATACGGAACTCCGCGTTGCCACCGCTGACAACGACATCAACGCGTTGAAGGCGATGGGGTCGATTCCGGAAGGCTATACGGTCAACCACTTCTTGACTGACACGAACGCTTGGTTCCTTACGACCGACGTTCCGAACGGCATGAAGCACTTTGTCCGTACTCCGCTCCAGAACTCCATGGACGGTGACTTTGATACCGGGAATGTCAGATATAAGAGCCGTGAGAGGTATTCTTTTGGCTGGTCTGATCCTCTGGGCATGTTCGGTTCGCCGGGTTCGTCCTGATAAATCAGTAACTTACGCTGATTTGGAAGGGGGGCTTCGGCCCCCCTTCTTTTTGTCTTGACGTTCTAAACTAATCAAGTTAGTCTTTACCCGTATCAAAGTCCTAGAGGTAAAGATGGATACTTCAACGCTGCCTAAATCCCGTGCCGAAGCCAAAGCCAAAGGTGCCAAGTACTACTTCACAGGGGAGCCTTGTAAGCACGGCCATATCGCCCCACGCAAGACCAAGGGGGCTTGTGTGGAGTGCCTAAAGATTGAGTGGGAAAAGGGCAACATCGCCCGTGCCGAATACTTTCGGCAGTACAACCAATCCGAAGCAGGTAAAGAAGCCAAACGAGAGTATTACGAGAAGAACAAAGAGTTGGTCAAAATCAAAGCCCTTGCCCGCCCAAATGAAATTAGGCGCGAGTACCGTAAAAAGCATAAAAAGAACAATCCAGATATCTACCGTGTTTTAGTCAACGAACGACGGCGGAGGTTTCGTAACGCCACTCCTAAATGGCTTACCAAGGAAGACAAACGGGCTATTCGGCAGATGTATATCGACGCTATGACGGTGACTCGCATCACTGGGGTGCCGTATGTCGTGGACCACGATTATCCTTTGAACGGCGAGACTATCTGCGGATTGCATGTCCCAACTAATCTAAAAATCATGACCCGCGAAGAGAACCTAAAGAAGTCCAACAAACTCGTTGACACTCCATAAATCACGGCGTATACAGAGTCATCGGGAAAAATCCGCTTGCCAGACAGCCCCGACTGACGACATGCAGACTGGCAGGCTTGACTCGCATGTGAGGTATTTGCAATGGCTAGAACTACATTTAGTGGCCCGGTTAAGTCGGACAACGGCTTCGAGGGTGACATCTCCGCAACGATTGGCACGGTTGCTACTTTGGCCTGCACGACGCTTGTTATCGGAAGCAGCATTCTGACGACGGGTAGCGTGGCTTCGGGCGTTGTCGGTACGGATCAGAAGGGCTACCTTCCGGTCAAGATCGGTTCGACGACCAAGTACATCCCGCTGTACACGACCCTGACTCTGTAATCACACGGGGGGCGTTGAGCCCCCTTAACCCATTACAGGAGATTAGGCATGTCGATGCAATTTGATGTTTGGGCGGTCAACCCCGGCCAGTCCAATGCGACCTTTTTCGCTACTAACGTCACGGCTTCGGGCACGGTCACGCTTGCTGCCAACCAGATTGGTAACAACGGTACAGGCTACAAAGTCGCTGCGGCCTCTGTTGCCGATGATTCCAGCCTGACGATTACTGTGACCGGTATCCCGGTCGGTCGGCTTGATGGCGGCACGGTGACGGAGAGTTTCTTGGGAGGTAGCGCAGGTATTGCCTACTCGACCAATTACTACACCACGGTCACGGCGATTTCGGTCGATAAGACCCCGGCTGGCTCGTTGGCAATCGGATTTGGCGGCGATCTTGCGCTGCCTCGTACGCGTATCAAGTCAGTGTACTTCGTGGCTGGCGGGGCTTCGGGCAACATTACCTTTACCTCGCAGATGGCCAGCACGGTCATTCTGAGTCTTGTAACGCCTTCGGCTACGTTGGCGAGTGTGGCCTTTGTGCCGCCAGATGGCATTTTGACCACGAAGAATACGGTGAATGACTTCTGTGTTGTCACGACCTCCAACACGGGTGGCGTGACGATTTTCTGCGGGTGATGTATGGCAAAGACTCCTGCGTGGCAGCGTAAGGAAGGAAAAAATCCTGCTGGCGGCTTAAATGCCAAAGGCAGGGCTTCCTATAACCGTGCCAATCCCGGCAAACCCGGTCTAAAGCGTCCTCAACCCGAGGGCGGTGCTCGTCGTGATTCGTTCTGTGCCCGTATGAAAGGCATGAAGAAGAAACTGACGAGTGCTAAGACCGCACGTGATCCCAACAGTCGTATCAACAAATCGTTGAGAGCGTGGAACTGTTAAGCCTTTTATATTTTACGAATTTAGGAGCGAATCCAGATGAAAGAGTCTAAGGCGATGATGAAGAAGGAAGTGGCCTTTATGAAAAAGAAGGGTGCTCCGAAGTCGATGATTAAGCACGAAAAGGCTGAGATGGCTGACAAAGCCGGTCGCGCTATGAAGCGTCGTTCGGCTGACACGATGGGTCGTGCGATGGTCAAGAAAATGGCCGGTGGCGGTATGGACTATTCGGGCGGTGGTTCGATCTTCCGCAAGGCCGCTGACGGGATTGCCAGCAAGGGCAAGACCAAGGGCAAGATCGTCAAAATGATGATGGGCGGGAAGTGCTGATGAACCAAATGCCTAAAGGTCCGCAAGGACCCCGCCGTTCGCCAGAACAGGCTGCGGCGGCACGTAGAAAACGTGACGAACTTGAAAGAGTCCGCCAAGAAGAAATGGCTAAGAAAATGCGCGAAGCGTACGAAAAGGCGCAAGCGCAAAGCGTAGCCGGTTTGAGAAGCGGGGGCCTACCTGATTTGACCGGGGACGGGAAAATTACCCGTGCTGATGTACTCAAAGGTCGCGGCGTTTTTCGTAAAGGCGGCTCAGTCAAATCCTCTGCGTCTCGTCGTGCAGACGGCATCGCTAAGAAAGGCAAGACCCGAGGCAAGATGGTCTGATTATGAACCGTATTCCCAAATACACGGCTGGCATGTTTAAGAAGAAGATGCCCCGGTTTGGGGCTATGGCTCCTAAGAAGCCACGTATGCCGCGCCCGCCTAAGCCGCGAATTAAGAAGTTTGAAGAGGGCGGTCCGGTTGAAGAAGAGGTAATTGCTTATGATCCACGTGATCCGAAAGTAGCAGACCTCTTAGCACGGATGAAGGTGCCTTACGAAGATATCGTTAGGCTACGAAACAGAGCGGTCGTTCGCGGCAAAACGGGGCCGTATCGTGGAAGCGGTAAAGCGTTTAGAGAACCGATTATTGGTTATGACCAGAAGAGTAACGAGTACTATTTGATTCAACCAGAAGATTCGACGTCGCCTTTCAAAGGTAAAGGCGAACGACTTGGTACCGCTAAAATAGATAGCAGGGCTAAAGGCGGCGTTATGAGTTCTTGCTGCCGTGGTGATGGAATTGCAAAGCGTGGTAAGACGCGAGGGAAAATTGTATGAAGCACAAGATGAAGAAGTACGCCATTGGCGGACCTACTAAGTATATGGATGATGACTCTGACGAAGGCATGAGCATGTCTAAGCGTCGGATGAGTTCGGATAGTGAAGGCATGTCGTTTAGTGAAGCCTTCCGTGCCGCTCGTAAAGCCGGTGACAGTACATTTACGTGGCGGGGCAAAAAGTATACGACCGAAATGGCGGGCGAGAAAAAACCTGCCAAACCCTCAACTCCCAAAGTAGAAGTTGAAAAGACTGAAACTAAGGTTGAGATGCCTTCATCAAGCGGTGCCCGAGGTTATCGCGGCAGTAAGCCCGGTGCGGCTCGGGTTGGAACAGGACGTTATGACGACCCAACGAGTACGTACGGTGAGCGTGTTACGGCTCCCTTTAGAAAACTTGGTGACATTTTTGGCCTCCGCCGCGAAGAAGATGTAATGAGACGTATGGGAGTTGGACGAGAAGAGGCTCGTTCACGTCTTGGTCGTGTTGAAGGTATGAAGCGTGGCGGTATGGTGAAGTCCTCTGCGTCCAAGCGTGCTGACGGTATCGCCAAAAAGGGTAAAACCCGAGGAAAGATCGTCTAATGATGGCTTCTCGCGGAATGGGCGCTATCGCCAAAAACAAGATTCCTCGTGCTAAACGGCGCGGGGACGATAAGCCTGTTATTGGCACGGGTAAGCCGATTAAGACCTATTCCAAAGGCGGCGAGAGCAAGGTCAACGAGGCCGGTAACTACACCAAGCCCGATATGCGGAAGAGCCTGTTTGAGTCCATCAAGTCTCGGGCTGTGCAGGGTACCGCCGCAGGGCAGTGGAGCGCGAGAAAAGCACAGTTGTTAGCAAAGCAATATAAGGCTAAAGGCGGAGGCTATAAGTCGTGAAGGCACCTCAACAGTCGTTGAAGGCTTGGACTCAGCAGAAATGGAGAACAAAAAGTGGTAAACGATCTTCTGACACAGGTGAAAGGTATCTTCCAGAGGCTGCGATCAAGGCTCTCAGCCCTAGCGAGTATGCCCGAACCACCGCCGCCAAACGTAAAGGCAAAGCGCAAGGCAAGCAGTTTGTCGCGCAACCCAAGGGTATATCTCAAAAAACGCGGGCCTATCGTCAAAAAGGAAAGTAAAAATGGCTGAGAAATGGATTCAAAAAGCGATTAAAAAGCCGGGTGCACTACGCTCGGCTATGGGCGTTAAAAAAGGCGAAAAGATTCCTGCTGGCAAGTTGGCTAAAGCCGCCAAGGCTCCCGGCAAGATGGGTCAACGTGCTCGCTTGGCGCAAACGCTCCGCAAACTAGGTAAGTAAATGGCCGATAGAACTACAGCAACAACGGACTTCAACCTCGACCTCAACACGATTATTGAGGAAGCATTCGAGCGTTGTGGTGCTGAACTGCGTACGGGTTACGATTTTCGTACCTCGCGGCGTAGCCTTGCTTTGTTGCTGATGGACTGGTCCAACCGGGGCATCAACCTCTGGACGCTGGAAACGGGGTCACACACGCTGACTTATAACGTCGGGACTTATGATTTGCCCGTTGATACGGTGGACTTGCTGGACCACGTGATCCGCACAGGGTCTGGGCTAAACCAGCAGGACATCAACATCACCCGTATTTCGTCCAGCACATATCTTTCTATCCCAAACAAGAACGCGACAGGTCGCCCGATCCAGATTTGGATTAACCGTCGTACGGGTGCGACAAATGCGGCGGGTAACTTGGTTTACCCCCAGTTCACGGTATGGCCGTTGCCCGATAACAGCACGACTTGGACGCTGGTCTATACCCGACTGCGCCGTATGTTTGACCCCGGTGTGGGGTCTAATGGGCAGGATATCCCGTTCCGGTTCTTGCCGTGTTTGGTGGCGGGTCTGGCCTATTATCTGTCGATGAAGATACCGGGCGCGGATGCTCGGACGGCGGTACTAAAAGCCCAGTATGACGAGGCTTGGGATTTGGCTGCGGGTGAAGATCGTGAAAAGGCTGCGGTACGGTTTGTGCCAAGAGAGTCGTTCTTAGGCGGGTATTGAAATGCCTAACCGTTTTGCAAGTGGCAAACACGCGATTGCGATGTGTGATCGTTGCGGGTTTCAGTTCAAACTGCGCCAGTTAAAGTCACTTGTCATCAAGACCAAGAACGTTAATATCTTGGTTTGTCCAGAGTGTTGGGAGCCTGATCAGCCGCAGTTGTCACTAGGTCTGTACCCAGTTGATGATCCGCAGGCACTACGGAACCCGAGACCGGACACGAGTTATTTTGCGGTAGGTAATGACGGCGCGAATGGCAGTCGTCAGATACAATGGGGCTGGAATCCGGTTGGGGGATCAAGTTCCTTTGATGCGGCACTAACTCCCAATACATTAGCCCCGGCAGGTGAAGTCGGGACGGTAACGGTCAGTACGACCTAGGAGATTTGAAATGGCTATGACTTTGAAGGAACACGCCAAACTTCCGGCGAACAAGGCTCACGGCAAGAACGCTAAGGGCTTTCGTGCGGGGGGCAAAACCAACGCGGATATGAAGAAGTACGGTCGTGGTATGGCGAAAGTGATGAACCAGCGTAAGCCAATGCGCGGCTCTTCTGGCCCGAGGTAAGTGCGATGAAAGAACTAAATCCCGGCAAGATTAGACCGAACACTGACCCGACTGGGCAGAATGGCTATCCTGAAAAGGATGTCAATAAGGGCGTTACGCACATGGATATGAAGGGTGCGGGCGCTGCCACGAAGGGTAAGAAGTTCGTCTCGCAAATTAACTTGCAGTACAACGGCAAAGTTCGGGCAGGTTGGAGTTAATGAATTACAGTCAACTCTCAACGTTGATTCAGGATTATTGTGAGTCTACGGAGCAGTCCTTCGTAGCCAATATCCCTACGTTTGTGCAGTTGGCTGAAGAGCGGATTTATAACTCGGTCCAACTCCCTGCGATTCGCAAAAACGTCACGGGTACGATGACGCAGAACTTTCAGTACTTCCAGTTGCCTTCGGATTGGCTATCGACGTTCTCGCTGGCAGTCATTGACCCGACGACGCAGGAGTATGAGTACCTTTTAAATAAGGACGTGAACTTCATCCGCGCTTCATATCCCCCGCCGAACACGTACGGTAAGCCGAAGTACTACGCCATTTTTGACGATAATACGATGCTTTTGGGGCCGACTCCGGATTTGGCGTACACGGCTGAACTGCACTACTTCTATTACCCGCCCTCTATTGTGACGAACTCGACCTCGTGGTTGGGTGACAACTTTGAGACGGTACTGCTCTATGGAGCGTTACGCGAAGCGTATACCTACCTCAAGGGTGAGGCCGATATGATGACGTACTACGACCAGAAGTATCAGGAATCACTTGCACTTCTCAAACGTCTGGGCGATGGCTTGGATCGACAGGATGCGTATCGTTCAGGACAAGTGAGGATTCCGGTCACATGAGTTTTGTAGGTGGGTTTGAAGTTGGAACTGTGAAGGTCTTTACGACGGATAGTCGCGGGTTTACCCCGGAAGAGTTGGCTAACCGTGCCGTAGATCGCCTTCTTCGCATCAATAACCGTTCAGAACTCAATCGGGTTCTAGCGCAATACTTCAAAGAAGCACAGGACTCCGAAAGGATGAACGTGCGACGAACGCTGGTTGAAAATGGTTTTTTAGATGCTGCAAATATTTTAGGAGATTGAGATGGCAATTAGCCAAGCGATGACCACATCGTTTAAAGTCGAAATTTTGGACGGTATTCACAACTTCGGAACCGGCGTAATCCGGGCTTCGACGGCTGCGGATGTCTTCAAGATTGCGCTATATACGTCTTCCGCTACGCTCGGTGCTTCAACTACGGCGTATACAACCTCTGATGAAGTTTCTTCGTCGGGTACGAACTACACGGCGGGGGGTAAGACGCTCACGATTTCGCAAGTTCCGACGTTCACGAGCACAACGGCGTGGTTGGACTTTGACGATATTACGTGGGACTCGGCCACTATTACGTCGAACGGCGCGTTGATCTACAACGCTACGCAGGGTAACAAAGCGGTGGCGGTTCTGGCATTTGGTGGTGATAAGACCTCAACGGCAGGCAACTTCACCATCCAGTTCCCGGCTGCGACCTCGACGACTGCAATCCTCCGTATCGCCTAAATAGGCTAGGGCCGTGGCAGGCGTAATTGTCGCCTTCGACGGTTGGAACGCTTCTGGCGTAGGCTGGGGCGAACAAGGTTGGGGCGAAGGGTTTTCTAACCTTACTGCAACGGGTGCGGTAGGGACTGTTGTTGTCAGTGCTTTTGCGAATGTCTCCGTTACGGGGGTTGAAGGCACAGGCGAGACCGGCACAGTCCTTATTGCTGCAAGTGCCAATGTTCCCGTTACAGGCGTTGAAGCGACCGGCGAGACCGGTACGGTTGTTGTCTCCGCAGCCGCAAATGTTCCCCTTACGGGAGTTGAAGGTACAGGTCAGACCGGCACGGTTACGGTTGCCGCAGACACCGTGGTGTTGGTCACGGGCGTTGAGGCTTCGGGTGCCGTTGGCACCGTATTCGTTGTCACGGATCAAGTCTTAGCCGTCACCGGGCTTCAGGCGACAGGTGCGGTTGGCACCGTTACGGTCAATGCTGCGGCAGTCGTACCGGTTACAGGCGAGGCTGGGACGGGCGAAGTCGGGGATGTGGTAGTCGCTGCGGCGGCTACTGCGGTCGTTACAGGCGTTCAGGCTTCGGGCCAGATTGGTGATGTTTTTGTTGTCACCGATCAGGTTCTCTCCGTTACGGGGGTTGAAGCCACAGGTGAGGTCGGGACAGTCACCGTCCTGCTATCCATTTTTGTTCAGGTTACTGGGGTTCAAGGTACGAGTGCGGTTGGGTCGGTTACTACCCAGTCGAATGCAAATGTTATAGTCGGCGGAGTTTCCGCAACGGGTGCGGTGGGTTCAGTTAATATCTGGACAATTATTAACACCAACCAGAATGCGAATTGGACAGGGATTAATGACGCGCAGAGCGCAAATTGGTCGAACATTAATACGGCGCAAAACCCAAATTGGACACAGATTGCGGCGTGAGGTAAATCAAAATGGCGAGTACATATTCAACTAACCTTGCAATTGAACTGATCGGTACGGGCGACCAAGCCGGTACGTGGGGTAATACCACAAATACCAACCTCGGAACCCTGATCGAACAGGCGATTTCAGGTTACGTCACCCAAGCCGTATCAACGGGTACGGACACGACCATCACGATCCCGAACGGTGCCACAGGCGTGGCCCGGAATATGTACATTGAGTTGACGGGAACGGGCGGGACCAACACGAACCTCATCGTGCCGTCTAATAAGAAACTTTACTTCATCTTTAATAACGCCTCGGGTGCGGTGACGGTAAAGGTGTCGGGTCAGACCGGTGTATCAGTCCCTGCCGGCAAGAAAGTCGTGCTGGCGTCCAACGGCACCGATACGGTCAACGCGCTCAATTACATCGCAGACTTCGGCAGCAACTCGGCCACCATCACGCAGTTGACTGCGACCTCGGCCACGATTACGAACCTGACGCTGACCAGCCTCGTCATCAGCAATCTAAGCATCGCCTCCGCCAACGTCACCGTCCTCACCTCCGCCTCCGCCACCATCACCAACCTGCTGGCGACTTCTCTCACAGTCTCCTCCGGCTCCACCCTCAACGGCGGCGTGGTCATTAACGAGCCGGGTGCTGACGTTGACTTCCGAGTAGAAGGCGACACCGACGCGAATCTAATCTTTGCGGATGCGAGTACGGATCGGGTGGGATTTGGAACCAACACCCCCGGCGCAAAAACAGAAATTTACGTTAATAGAACATCATCAACTAATGCCGTTGCAATTAACCTTAACGACAATGTAACTGGCGCACAAACAG